GCATAAATATAGTAATAATACGTCGTTGTGAGCGTTCCGTTACGTTTTTGGTGTAGTAGTGCCCGTATAGCGTCCAACTTGGCTTTTCCAGCCTCATACCCTGTTGAGCGTATATATACCTGAAACGTTGGCTCCTTTGTGGGCAAATCAATGTCGGGCACCATACCGCCCGTATCAATGACTGCCACGCACGGGCATACGTCTGCGGGCAAATAAGATATAAACAAATCGGTTGCAATTGTACCGATACTGTTTGTCTGCATTAGTGTTGCGATTTCCTCTAAAAGTGTCATATTAGCTTAACGCCCCTTTTAGTGCGTCTTGAAAATACTTTATAAATATACTCATATTTTGCTTAATAGGGTTTTCCAAGTATTTGCCCTTTCGTCCTTTTTGAAAATGATACTCGGGGTGTTCGTGCAATCGGCTCGCATAAACCTTGTTATACCCAACGATACTTTGCTCGTCCTCATCAATTACGTTACCGCTATTTTGTAATAACCCTTTATCGTGTGGTACCTCAAATGTGCTCAACCGCAAAATCTCGCTTGCAACGTCCCGTACTGCTTTTTGTTTTTTATCCTCAATTTTAACGGTAATAATATCCGTCATTTTTCTTTGAAACTCCTTGTCATCAATAGTTATATTTGCCATTTTGATAGCTCTAATTTAATATGGTGGGTCGTTCCGTCGCCCTGTGTTGCATTGTATTTGGCAAAAACCTTATAGTCATTGCCACCGTAAGTAATTTTGTCATCAACGTTAACCACCGTCGTTGCTGGTACATAAACAATAGCCATTATCATAATGAGGCTATTATTAGGCAACAAACGTTGCCGAGTAGTCTTTTGCACCCGAGCACTAACGGTGGCTGACGTTGAAGCTGTCGGCTTGCCAAACTTATCGTAGCCCGACTTTGTATATATTACGACTGATTGATTAAATAGGTTTGTTATGCTCATATAATTTTGCCTGTACGCTTAATGTAACCGCTTAATAGTGATTGTACCTTTGTACTAACTAAATCGTCCTCGGTTACCTCGCCGTCGGCATTTGTATATGAGTAGTCGCCTATTGTTTCGCTGATTTTACTATCGCCACCACCTGCAAAGAAGCTGTCGCCAAGCTCAACAATATACTCATATTCGGCGCAAGTAGCCCGTTTGATTGCTTCGGGTATTCGCTTGTAATATGTATTTGGCGTGTTGTTGCCGTCAAAAACGACGTCCTGCAATCGGGGAAACTTACCCAATTGATATATAACGTAATAGCTTGTCGTATCAAGTGCTGTTGCCCAAGCGGTATCAACGGTAAGTACGCCCGCACGTGTGGACGTAGTTATTTTACGACGTTGACCTGCCCCAGTTCCGCCGATAATCTCAACCTCACAAAGCGCAAAATAATCATTGTCGTATATGTTTTGGTGCAATACATCAAGGGTAAGTGAGGCTGACCCAGCGCCCGTTGCCTTTCCGTTTAACTCCTGTGCGATAAACTTTTGGTGATACCCAACAAAGCCGTCAATTAGTTCCTCGGCTTTATTTATCTTATCGTCGGTTATTGTCGCAACGTCGGCGCCTGTATATTCGGCGACCTCTGCTTTTGAAACGTAACCTCGTCTGCTTGTTGGTTTTGTACTTGTTACACTCATATTAAAATTATATAACTTCACGCCACGCTATGCTACCCAGTATGTCTGCGCTTGCGTCAAATGGCGTTACCGCTAATACTAATGTATCCATTACCCCGTTAATATCTGCCCCAAGGTGTAGTGCATTATTTAATGCACCCTCAATTGCGCCACGTGTCTGTGCTGACGCTGGTACATATCCACTATCAAGTTGAATACCGCCCGTTACCTCGTTTGCCGTTACTCCCGTTGCTATTTGGCAAGCGCTATTGGTCAAATCAGTATATGCAAATGTACCTGCAACCGTAGCGTTCCACATTAAACGCCACTTAAACGACGTTGCGGTTGTGGTCATAAGTGCAACATTAAGTGGCTCAATTACTGCACCTAAATATGCTGTTTTTAGTCGTATACCAAGCAAGGCGTACGACGTACCGACTGTATTGGCGTCAACCTTTGTAACGCCGTTGTCGTGACTGAATAATAAACCCTTTGGCTCACTCCCACCCTCTGATATGAGCGAGCTACAAATACACTTTAAGGTACTTGTTACTCCTGACCCGTCATTTGCTATTTCATAACGTATGGGTAAGTTTGGCGTGCTCATATACACGTCTGATACGTTATTTGTATTAAGCATTTCGTGTGCGTAATAAATCTTACCGTCAACGACAAATCCAAATCGTACTCGCCCAACTCCAAGCCACTCAAAGTCAATTACGAGTATTTGTGCTTTTGAAAAATCAAGCCTTATTTTGCTTTTCCCGTTTCCGTCCATATAATCCAAGTTCCAAGCATTGCGGGCAATTACATTATCAATTACTGTACCAGTTACACCAGTACGATTGACAAAAGATACTGCCCCGTCTTTTGATTGCAAAAATAAGCCGTTTGATACGTCATATAAACCAACACGTTTTGTTATACCGCTTGTTGTTGCAAAGTCGGCAAAGGTGATAAAAAGAAGTTGTGATTTTGCGGGCTGATAATTGAAGCGCTGAAAAGTTTGACGTACCCGTACACCAGCTTTTGCGTTTGTTACCCCAATAACTGTTGAGGCTTTGGCTTTTGTATATACGCTTGTTGTGTCTGTTCCCGAGGTTGCCCCGTCACTCCAACGCAAGGGTGAGTTATCAAAAACTTGCTTGCTGTCAAATATGGTAAAAGGGGTTGAAACTCGCAAACGTCCAAATGCGTCGTTGTGGGCGCTGTCAAGTATGGTAATTGGGTCTGTCATACTTTAATTATAGCAATAATAACGTTACTTCAATGGTACATCAATACCGCTAAAATAACGTTAATTGTGGCCGTATCACTTCGGTACGCCGACGGGTATTTAACACTTACTGTTAACGTCTTGCCGAGGCAATTACAAAGGTGTCCTCGTTTCCTTTCGGTCGGGTGCAACTTTGCGGTAACGTATGAGCTTGTTGTTAAAGCCCCGATTGCTTTATGGGTACCGTACTTTTGATACGGCAATACCTATAAAGCTTTACGGCCTCAAACTCGCAAAAAACATTTGTAATGCTTTTGCCTCGTTGGGAAAGTTAACGGTCTGCATAAAATTAGTATACACGTTTTTACACATTGTTTGGTACCTTTCATTGTCATTGTAATATAATAGTTTAGTGATTGTTTCAAAAGGGTTTAAGCCGTCAATTGCAATACACGTTTTACCGTCAATCATAAGCGCCTCACCCAACTTACCTGCATAATACTGCCGTTTTACAATCATTGGTCGCCCAATAGCCCCTGTGTTAAATATAATATGCCCGTACCCGTCACCACCTGCCTTGGTGTGCCAAATAAAGCGACTGTCTTTGATTGACTGTGCAACCTGTCTGTTTCCGTGCATACACCCGTCACGGCATTGCCCGCCATAGCTCTTAAAGTTCCACTCGGGCATTGACCTGCCAACCTTATTGAATAAATGCCAGTCGTCTGCAAAATGACCCGCCGTATTAAAGCAATTGATAAGCGCAGTTACGTTTTTGCTTTCGTTGGGTGGGGTATAGCTGAAAATATCCAAGTCAAACTCTTGGTGATATGTAATAAAGTTTATGTCGCTTGGTACACCTTGTATTATTGCCGACGCCATTATGTTTGGTGCCAATCCAGCCCCAACCGTCCACGCATTGCCAATCTGATAAATGAGTTTTGGTTTATTCGGGTGCTCGGCGCATAACTTCTTAAACGGCTCAATGTGGCACGGCATTGACGCAATGACAATATCAAATGGGGTACTCATAAACCCCTCGTAAGTGATTGCCTTGTTTGTTTCGCCACTATCTATGTCTTGGCATTTGTATACGGGTGGGGAAGCGGTGACAACTTCGTTAAGTTTTGCTGACCCGTCGGGTGTCGCTCCGCCTATACCCAAAAATTGCTGTACCGTCGCTGGGTGGTCGTATACTTTCCAATAACCCCTCGTATGCCACTCAACCCCAATAGGGCGGTATACCTCGCCACCAAGTCGTCGCTCAAACAATAATATAAAGCTTTGCAACAACCCTGCGTGGTGAAAATCAACAAACACTTTCATAAATTATTTTTCAAAATAATTTTTTTATAATTTTTTTTATTTTTTTTCTCAATTTTTTGCTTTGAAAAAAATCTTTTTATATTAAGGGTTTTTTACTATATTGTCGGTGTTTTTACACCACTCCCCTATTTTATAGGTCTGTCCCCCTTTTTTCTATTTTAGCCTCGTTATGGCTCCCCCCCCGCCTTTTTTTGTCGGGGTAGGGGAGTGGTTATAGGTCTATTTGCGGTAAATAGGCGGTTAACCACTTTTTATATATCTCAACCCACGTTTTATCCTTAATTACGTTTGCTTTCAAACACGCATAAATCCAATGTGCGAGCTCGTCGGGTTTATAGTTTGGGGCTTCACCACGTGCTATTAGGCTCATATTACTTGATAGCCCGTTAAGGTGTTTGGTGTAATGAGTGAGCTTATATACGGGGCTTTGCAAGGCTTCAATGTCTTGTTGAAACTTTAAGAAGTGGTCGCCCTTGTTTGGTATTATGCCAAACTGTTTGCGTGTCTTATTAAGGAGCGTGCGTTTGATAAATATACTGCACGGGTGCATACGGTCGCTTTCGTAATGCGCCATTATTTCGTGCCCTTGTTGCTCGGCAACGTTCACCTCAAAAAAATACTTTTCCACGTCCTCAATAATATAGTCCTGTTCGGTAAACCAAATCCACTCGGCATTGTATGAGTGTATAAGGCATTGATTGACTGCTATATTTCGCCAGTCGTCTGTTGGTGGTGTTGGCGGTGGTATAACAAACTGGCAATGTAATGGCGTCAAACTTTCCTTAATAAAAGCCGTGTAATTTGGCTCTTGGTTTGTTTCGGTGATTGCGATTATCACCTCATTAAATCTGTGTCGGTTAACTGTCAAAAACTCACGCCATAGCGGGTAATCGCAGTTATTCGGCCAACTAATGATTATATCGGGTTTTACCATAAGCCAATTGTTTTGTAAGCGTCTTGTCGTCTGCGTATACGCTTAATTGATAATTGCATATACCCAATTGCTCGGGTGATTGCGTCTTTATAAAGCTGTCTAAACTCGGGCAACTCTGACTGGTCGCCAAACTCAACAAAGGTCAAAAACCATTGTAAGCGCCTTTCAAACTCGTATTTTTCCATTTCGGTTTTAGCAAGTGTGCCCCAATCAATATCCCGTTTTATCTCGGGTTTATTTATGCGGTAGGCGAGTGCTCTATTTTCCTCGTCCAACAATATGCCGTGTATACCGCTTGAAAGTGACCCAATATGGCACCAAGGGGCGCTCCCGTCAAATAAGTGGGTATGTTCCTCAAAGTTCCGTATATCCTCGGGTGAGCCGTGATACTGTGGCACGTATTTAATGTACTTTTCACTCACAAGCGCACGTAACTGCAAGCTTGCCCAAACAAAGGTATCGCCGTATATGACGTCATTAAGGACGGTGTAGTTGCCCAATTGTTCAATTACCGTGCCCTTTTGCCACGCTTTAGCGCCAAAATTGCGGTCTGTTTTAAGTAATAGGTCTTTACTGCTAAAAAATAGGTTAGGCCAAAAGTTGCACCCTTGGTCACCAAACCCCTCGTAGCTCAAACCCCATAGCTGTTTTGCCCGTTCTGATATTTCGGGGTGACAACTGCCACGCTTTGATACAACCATTTGGTATTGTTCGCTTTCAAGCCACCTAAAGCATTGGTCAATAACTCCACGCTTGAATATATAGCAATCGTCCTCAACCAGCATAACGTACTTTTCCTTTACCTGTTCAAGTCCCCGATTGATTGCGTCGCCGTGTTCAATTTGGTGGTTAATAAAAGTAAGCGTTATTTTTGGGTCGGCGCATATTTTGTGTACGTAATCTACTGCGTCCTGTTGTATTGGGCTATTTGCCACAATATAAAGGTGGTCTACTTCGTCGCCCCAATACTCCTTAAATCCGTGTAACCAGTAATTAAGCATAAACGGGTCAACGGGTGTTGGTAATATAACCGCACGGCTTGTGTTGCTCATAGTTTGAATAGTCCCTTAAAATAGCCTTTTAAGTAATAAATCCTTTCGGCTGGCAAGGCGTACCAGTCCATAAAGGTTAATAACATCTGTAAATACTCGTCGGCAAAGTCCTGTATCTGCGTCTTATCCTTTAATACGTCGTGAAAAAGCAAACGCATTGCAAGTGCCTTTATAAATATAGGCTCCGCACCGCTATTTGGCAAATCCTCATTGAATAGGGCAAACACCTTTTTTAATAACTGCCCCTCGTCTGCGTGCGTCCAAAAACCATACTCACCGCCACCCAAACCCAAGGCACTACTCATCATTTGCCTTACGTGCAACCAGCCGTGTGCGCTGTATAGCTCGCTGTCGTCCATAGTGTCAACGTGCAAGCAATTTGCGGGCGTGTATAAAATCTTTGGGTGTAGCGTCGCAAGTTGAGCACTTAACCAGCCAAAGCAATCAAGGTCAAACGCCCTGTCCGTTACGTGGTCAACGTTGGGTAATTTGAAGCCTGCGGGTATATGTTTTGGCATTAAGTCTTTATCTGTCCTGTTCATAAAGTCCATTTTGCCAAAGAAAAAACAACGCATAAATCCACGCACCGCAAGGTCGCCAGCTATATACCCATAATTGATAAGCGGGTAATTTGGTGCAACTATGTCATACTCGTTTAAGTCGTCAAAGCATTTTTTAACAAGTCCCTTTTCAAATATAAACCCGTCGCTTTCAATCATACCCACTTTGTCGTCTTTGACCTGTGACAACAAAAACTGGTTTGCTACTTCGGGTATCTGCCAATTGGGTTGTCTGTATACGCTGATTTCCTTAAATGGCTCCAATAGCTTATTGTTAAAATCAATTACCGTTTGGCTTATGAGTTCGGGTTTGTAGTAAAGCGATAAATATACTTGGTCGCACTCGCCACGCCAATACTTCTCGTATAACCTCAACCAAAAGTTGAGTAAAAAGGGGTCGCCGTCAAAATGGGTAATAACTGTGCTCATATCCAAATACGTGCAACGTTAGGTAATAGCTTTTTAAGGTTTATTTTGTAATCTCGCTCGTATGTCTTTATTTCGTCGTCCAACCAAATATCAACGCCAAGCTTGTGCAATTGGCTTATTTTCCAGTATGAGGCAACACGTAAGTTATATTTTTTTGGTGGCATAATAAGCTCGTGATAGCTTATATTGAAGCCCTTTAGGTCTGCGATTGTTTCCTCAACACGCTTTGGGTCGCCACCATTTCGCCACGTGAGTATATAAACGTAGTTGCTGTTTTCATTTTTACATAAGTGATATGTAAGCCAACTCAATGCCTGTGGGTTTGCTGTAATCACTCCGTCAATGTCAATTGCCCATTTTTTCATATTAGTTTTTTAATAACCTTTGCTGGGTTACCTGCAACGAGCGTATAGGGCTCTACGTCGTGCGTTACGACTGCACCAGCGCCTATTACTGCGTATTTTCCTATGCGTACACCTTTAAGTATAATGCACCGTGAGCCAAGCCAAACCCCTCGCTCAATGTAAATAGGCTCGCCAATATCGCTCAATTTGCGTCCGTCACCAAACTGCATATAGTCGTGCGCACCTGTAAGTATCATTACGTCGTGACCGCTAAAAACCTCGGGCTCAATTGTTATTTTGTGTATACAATCAAGCGTACCGATAATTGCCACGCTGTCGTCAATCTCGGGCATAACACCAGTACCAAGGTTGAAGTAATGCACTCCGTATGTACCGTATGGTGTGTTTTCGTTCTTTAGCTGTTCAAGTGTCTTTACCATTTGTAATCGCCCTCGTGTGACTTATAAAAACCAGTCAAGCCACGTGGCGTGCCAAAGTGAAAGGGGCGCACTTTTCCGCTATGTACTAACTGCGTCATAAATCCGTGTACTTTTCCATACGGCCAAGCAAAGCCGTGCTCTGCATTTTCAATTTGGTGTAAGTGTCTATGTAAATCGTGTATAAACAAATACCCGCCTTGTTTCCAATTGTCGTAAAACTTATCAAACTCCGTAAATCGTGTTTGAGGCTCTGTATCAAGTAATATAAAATCGTATTGTGTTGTTGGCTCATACTTTGCCACGTCCCCAAGGTGACACGTTACATAATCTGTAAGCCCCAATCGTTGTATACGTGACTTTGCAATCTCGTGTATCTCGGGTAAAAACTCCAAAGTATCAAGGTGCCCAAAGCCATTGTCTTGCAATCCCTTGCCCATATAAGAAGCGCTGACGCCCCAATGGGTGCCAGTTTCAAGTACGTTTTGAGGCTTTAGTATGCGCATAAACGCATAAAAAAACTCGCCAACTTCGCACTCCACGCCTGCGTCATTAAACGCTGAAAAAGCGCTATTTGTATTACTCCACTCGCCCTCATTATGTATTTTTAGTTTAGGGTCATTGCCCAATAAAGCGTTTGTTATATACATATTATTTACGTACTGTGATTACGTCTTTGGCGTCTGTCATTAAGATACCTTGGTAATCTGCAACTGGTAATACTGACTGTGGGGCGTTCTTTTCTTTTCGGGTCGCCTCGCATACATCACAAATACCCGTTTGTGCGTGTTTTGTGTTTGGCATTTTTTGTTTGCCGTATTTAATACCGTGCCAGCTACAAAGGTTTTTTACCTCGTAGTTTCCAATAAAGTACCTCATAAGATAAATTAAACTTGTAAAAAGGCTTTCCAACGGGCTTTTACTTCGTTGTAGCCAAATAATTTAATAGCTGTTTGCCGTCCCAAATATCCAATACGGTCTGCAAGCCGTTTATTTGTAATCAACTCCTGTATAACACCTCGTAAATAGTCCAAGTCATCACTCACAAATCCGTTTACCCCGTTTTGTATTATGTCGGGTATTTCATACATTTTACCCGCTATATTAAGGCTATCACCAAACTTACTGCCTGTGGCTACAATCGGTATACCCGTCATCATTGCCTCAATAAAGCTTAATGTATAGCACGCTGGTTGTGTTCCCGTGTATACGTACACCCGTGCGTCACGTAGCTTTTGTTTAAGCCCGTCGTATGTTAAGAAGCCACCCGACAACTCCATTGATAGCTCATTACTTGTGCCATAAAGTTTACGGTTAAAACCCCGTGTAACATACTCAAATGCGTCATAGTTGCACCACTCGCCTCGGTGTTTCATATTTTGTGCAATGGTTATGACCTCATTACCGCCACCAATCCAGCCCTTATACTCGTTTTCGTCTTTATAAAAGGGTATTACTGTATCGCACCCTATGTTGCCAGTAATAAACATTTCCCGCCGTGAGTACCGTACAATCTGCAATCCGTCTTTGCGCAGTTTTGCCAATTTCGTTTCAACGCCTGTATTTGATTGCCCAATAGTTCGCCAAATAACACGCTTGCCACGTAATCTCGGCCAATTATTGATAAGCCACTCGGGTACGTGCATACAAATAATAGTGTCAAAGTTATTTAGGAAAGTTACGGGCATATTGTTGCGGTCGGGCGCAATGGCTAATATATCATTATCAACCGCTTGTTTTAATGCTGGTCGTATCGGGTCAACGGGTGATTGAGGGTTTAGGTATGAGCCTAAACTAAAATAGGGTATACCCAAGTCCTCAAAAATCCGTAGCTCGTCGTATTCCAAAATGGCGTGACAACTCAAATATAATAATCTCATATTAGTTTTTTAGTAACTCGGGTGCGCAAGCAAACTTTGGCCACCGTATCATTACTGCACGGTTAACGTCTGCGTCTGATAGCTTCCCGTCAAATGCAACCTCACTCAAACATTTGTCGCACTTGAAAATTGTTAATACACCTGTCTTTGTTTGTTTTGTTAATAATGTCCTCTTAAAATAATGTTCTTTCATATAGCTTGGGGCTCTAATGAGCGCTGTATAATTTTTAATCGTTCTAACATTTGTAAACCGACTGCCTTTAATGCAAACTTATCTTTTACCGTTTGTGCACCTTTTATCCCCATTTGTTTTACTTCGTCTTGGTGCTCGTAAGCATAACGTAAAGTCTTGCGTAAGGCTTCAATATCAACCGACGCCCACCATTGGTCGGGCAAGTACCATTGCTTGTTTCGTGAGTTATCCACTTTTGATTTTGCATAAGGCACCAGCATTGCGTCTGTCTTATCTGTTAAATACTCGTGTATACCACCGCAATTGGTACTTATAATTGGTTTTTCCAATAACATTGCTTCCATTTGAGGCACGCCCCAGCCCTCGCCTCTGTGAGTTGAAACAAAGCAGTTAAATGTTTTGTGAAAGCGATATATTTGGCGCCTATCCATTAAGTTGCGGTATAAATAAAGGGGTGCGTAATAAGGCTGGGGCATTTGTTTTTTTATGCGCTTAATATAGTTATTTATCTCGTCCCGTTTATCCTTTTGAAAGTTATCAATATATGTTTTGATTACAAGTGCCACGTTGTCGCTTGTGTCAAACTCTTGCCAATAAGCAGTAAGTAAAGCAAACGGGTTTTTTCGTTCCGTCCACTCAAAGATTGAGTAAAACGTAAAGTCCGTGATATTTGTTATGTATGGGTCAACCTGCCCAATATCTGTGTCTATTGCTTCGGGTATTATGTAAATCGGTATCGTAACGCCAGCATTTCGCATTGCCTGTGCGTTGTATTCGCTACCCGTCCAAGCCTCATTGCATAGTTGTATGCCTTTTGCAAAGTCGGGCGGTAGTTTGTCTGTTTCCCAAAATGCCCGTGCTATGTGATAAACGTTTGGCTCCATAAACTGCGTGTATACGTTCGGGGTAGTGTGAAGTATTTTTATTTTGTAGCCGAGTGGCTTATTTTCCAAGTTAATACAAAGTGCCCCGACCTTTCCAAAATCGGTCATTTCCAATACATAGCTTGGTATCTGTGTCGTAACATCAACGCCAGCGCTTACTAAAGCGCCAACGTCGTGTCGGCAAGCTTCGCCATACCCCGAGTAATCCCGAGCCATACCGCAGTATTTTATTTTCATAGCTTAATATAATTTTCTTTTTTTGTTGGTGGTATAACCCTGCCACAACTTGCGCACGTAATACCTGTCACATCACTATTTGGGTATACTGCCTTAAATGCAACATTAGTGCATAATGGGCACGCATAACGCCACTTAACCTGTGTGTCCTCGTCCTTAAACGGTTTTGCTTTCGGGTTAATCTGTTTTTCAAGCGGTTGTTTTGGTTTTGCCTCATCTTTTGCTAAAGTTTGTTTTACTGGTTTTTTTGCCATAGTTTGTCACCCCCTTTATGTAATCTTTTCAAGTGTTAGCACGTTGCCTATGTTTCGTTTAACGTCAATGGGTTGTGCTATCGCTCCGTTTATAATGTCCTTTAACGATACTGCGGTTTTGTGAAACGTCCAATTTTTAACGTACTCGCTTGCCTTTTCGCCCTTGCGCATTGCCTCGTCTTGGTGCTCATACACATACCGCATTTTGCGGGCGAGGTCGTCAACGTCGCATACTATCATTGTACCAACGTCCTGATTTTTATATCTGCTATAAAGCGCTGGGCACGTTTCGGTTGCCTTAACTTCATACATATACTCGCTGTTAAAATACTCACTTATGCCGTGTGCATTGGGTACTATTGCTGGCATACCTGTTGCCATTGTTTCAAGTGGGGTAATGCCAAAGCCCTCGCCTCGGCTGGGAAAAACAAAACAATCACTCCGCTTGATAATATCGTATAATTGTTGTTCGTTTGTCTTGCCTGTGATAATTTCAATGTTTGGGTACTCTTGTGGGGTAATGGGTAAGGGTATATGTTCCAACGTAGTTTTTAGTATCAATTTTACTGGCTCCGTTGGGTCAAATGCCTTTACAAATGCCTTAAATAACTCCATAAAGCCTTTACGTGCATTAAAAGCGTTGTAGTGTAAAAAGACAAATGGCTTTTTTGCTTCCGCCTTGTTTTCCCGTGTCGTGTACTTAAATACCTTATCATCATAGCCGAGGGGTAGTACCGTTGTTTTGATACCAGCCTTTGCAAACACGCCTTGGCACCATTTTGAGGGTACCAGTACGAGGTCTGCGCATTTCAAATACTCAATCCAATCTGCGGGTATTTTGTCGCTCTCAAACATTGTGTAAATTATTCGGTAAGGCGCCTCAATGTTCGCTATACCATAAGGGTTGTGAAACAGTATTGCCACCTTTTGCCCTCGGTAATAGTTATCAACCATAATGTCAAGCTTTCGCAGTTCCCGTATGAGTGATACGCTACTTATGCCGTACCCGTCCTTTCCGCCACCCGATACGGTACAAAAATAAAGCCCATTGGTAGCGTCTTTGTTTGTTTTCATACTTTCAACGGTCTTTATGCGTTCAATAATGTGCTCTCGTTCCTGTGCTGGTGTAAGTGGCTTATAACCCGATATTTTAAGTAAGTTTTCGTATTGTTGCTTATCATCAACTGCAACTATTCTACCAAATGGGTTTGTTAAATATGGCATATAACAATCATATCACATACGTCTTTATTTATTCAATACCAACACAAAAGGGCGGGTATTACCCCGCCCAATTGCTAACGTGTTAAAGGCTTAATTAAAAGCTTTCAACTTCAACAACACGTCGCTGGTCAAGTATTGCAACTCCAAAAAGGAGCTCTAACGTTAATTGGTGAGCGCCGAGGTCGGCGTTGTACCAAAATAGCGTGCGCAATGCGAGGCCGATTGACGGGTCATTGATTACACTTGCGTTGCCACCAAAGCCCATTGGTGTTGGCAATGGTCTACTGGCAAGTATAAAAGCGTCACGGGTGTAAGCTAAATTGTGGTAAGCGACTGGTGACCCAGTAACCTGCACCATTTGGCTCTCGTGACACTCAATACCGTAGGTCTTTACGATAACACCATTGGCAATAGCGTCGTTCGCTCCCCGAGCGTCAAAACGAGTGTATTTGTCAACGCCCAAAAGGTCGTTAAATACTGTACCGTCAACATACAAGTATCTCTGTTCTAATTGAGGTACTTTTTTGTCTGTAAAGTATTTTCTGATTTTAAGCATTGTGCTGTCAATAGTGGTAGCGCTTGTCCTATCCCAAGTGATTGTATTTTCAATGCTGGGGTGAAGTGACGCAATTGCAAGCTCTACTGCTTCGGCAAGTGCGATTGCTCCGTCCTGTGCATATCTGTTTTGTGTGTCTTGATTTTCAACAACTTTGGTTACATCATCAATAGTAAATGTAACTTCTTTGTGAGTATCAAGGGTCACATAAACGTCGCTACCTGTTGGGGCTTGCTTTGTGTAAACATTGCCTGC